AACGCCAAGCTGTTCAGTCCCGAGGGCATTGTCCAAGGGCATGAGCTCACGGTCGCTGAGCTGCAGGCTGTCACACCCAAAGGCAACGCCATTCCATTCCCTCAGCTCAACTCAATGATCCGAGGACTGCGCAAGCGGGAGCTGGTAATGATCTGCGCCGGATCAGGAATCGGGAAGTCTACATTCACCCGGGAGCTCGGTTACCACCTCGCAGTCGAGCACGGTCAGAAAGTTGGCTATGTGATGCTCGAGGAGAGTGTCGCCAAGACAGCGCAGGCAATGGTCGCCATCGACAACAACGTGCCCCTCGGTGACCTCATGGAGGAGCCCACGATCCTGACGCAGGACCAGTGGGACACATCGTTTGAAAAGGTCGTCGCCCCCTCGGCTTTTTATGACAGTTTCGGATCATCCGAGATCGACAAACTACTTTCGAAAATTCGCTATCTGGCTGTCGGGCTGGGCTGTGATTTCGTGGTGCTCGATCACGTCAGCATGGTTGTCAGTGCTGGCACAGACGACGAGAGGAAGTCGCTGGACATGCTGATGACGAAACTGCGGTCCCTATGTGAAAACACCGGGATCGGCGTGATCGCCGTGTCGCATATCAAACGAGGCTCCGGGGACAAGTCCTACAACGAAGGCGCACAGATCTCACTGACTAGCCTGAGAGGCTCCGCAGCCCTCGAGCAGCTCAGTGATGTCTGCATTGCTCTCGAGCGTGATCAGCAATCTGAGACGGAGGGCGACATCGCCCAGATCCGGCTATTGAAGAACCGCCCATTCGGGCAAGTAGGACCAGCAGGCCACCTGTTGTACGACGTCGCGACTGGCCGCATGAAACACCACGACAAACAAGACGCACCAACCCAATCAGCCGAGGGTTTTGACCCCTTCGATGATGTCCCTTTTTAAAACCAAACCAATGAGGAAACGCAACACATGACACAAATGTCTGAATACCAAAAATACATCGCCCTGAGCCGTTACGCCCGCTGGATCCCTGAAGAGAATCGCAGGGAGTCATGGGATGAGACCGTTGACCGCTACATGGCGAACGTGGTCGTCGGGAAAGTTGACCAAGAGACACACGACGAAATCCGCGAGGCGATCGTCACCCTGAATGTCATGCCATCGATGCGCGGCCTGATGACTGCAGGCGACGCAATGGATCGTGACAACACCTGCGCCTACAACTGCAGCTATTTACCTATCGATGACCCGAAGTCATTCGACGAGGCGATGTTCATCCTGCTATGTGGGACAGGCGTCGGCTTTAGTGTCGAGCGTCAATATGTCTCAAAGCTGCCGGACGTGCCGGACTCTATGTTTGACAGTCAGAGCACCATCGTGGTCCGAGATTCCAAAGAGGGCTGGGCCAAGGCCTATCGTCAATTGATCTCTCTACTCTACGCAGGCGAGGTGCCATTGTGGGACGTGTCGCAGGTTCGCCCGGCTGGCACTAAGCTGAAGACATTCGGCGGCAGAGCGAGTGGACCTGAGCCTCTCGAGGACCTGTTCCGATTCACATGCGAGACATTCAAATCAGCGGTCGGCACAAAACTGACCTCGATCCAATGTCACGACATCATGTGCAAGATCGGTGAGGTTGTTGTCTGCGGTGGAGTGCGTCGTTCTGCGATGATCTCACTGAGCAATCTGTCTGATGATCGTATGCGTCACGCCAAGTCGGGCCAGTGGTACAACACCGACCCGCAGCGTGCCCTCGCGAACAACTCGGTTTGCTACACCGAAAAGCCAGACATGGAGACATTCCTGCGTGAATGGGCTGCACTGGTTGAGTCTAAGTCAGGCGAGCGTGGTCTATTTAGTCGCCCGGCATCTCAAAAGCAGGCAGCCAAGAATGGCCGTCGAGATCCACAGCGTGAATTTGGCACAAATCCCTGCAGTGAGATCATCCTGCGTCCCTATCAGTTCTGCAACCTGACCGAGGTCGTCGCACGTCCCGAGGACACCCGTGAGGAACTTGCCAACAAGGTGAGGCTGGCCTCGATACTGGGGACCATCCAGTCGACGCTGATTCACTTTCCATATCTCCGCAAATGCTGGACCGATAACACCGCTGAGGAGCGGCTGCTCGGTGTATCACTGACAGGGATCATGGACAACAGGGCAATCAGTCTCAACGATGATGCTGCTGAGATCCTCGAGGAGCTGAAGGATGTGGCAATTGCGACCAATAAGGTCTGGGCGTATGAGTTCGGCATCCCGGTCTCGGCAGCAATCACTGCTGTAAAACCCAGCGGAACTGTCAGCCAACTGGTCGACAGCTCGTCAGGTATCCACACGCGACATTCGGACTATTACATCCGGACCGTGCGTGGTGACAACAAGGACCCACTCACTCAGTTCCTCGCTGCCAGTGGTATCCCCAACGAGCCTTGTGCAATGGGTGGACCGACGACAGTGTTCAGTTTTCCAACCAAAGCACCGGATGGAGCTGTTACCCGGGACGACCTCGATGCAATCAAGCAGCTGGAGATCTGGCTGATGTATCAGCGCCACTGGTGTGAGCACAAACCCTCGGTGACCATCACGGTCCGCAACGATGAGTGGATGAAGGTCGGCGCGTGGGTGTTCGAGCACTTCGATGAGATGTCAGGCGTGTCATTCCTGCCTCACTCTGATCACAGCTACAAACAAGCGCCATATCAAGAGTGCACTCAGGAAGTCTATGAGGCCGCACTGGCAATCATGCCAACAGGTATTGACTGGACCGGACTGCAAGAGTTCGAGAAAGAAGACACCACGACCAGCAGCCAGACCCTAGCCTGTACGGGTAGCGTTTGCGAGATGGTCGACATCGGCAGCTAAACAATCAAGGGCCTCCGGGCCCTTTTTTTCCACAAAGCAACCGCCCAAAACTGGAGGCACCATGAAGACATTAATTTTTGATTTGGAGACAGACGGGTTTGTCGACACCATGACCACTATTTGGTCCTGCGGTATCGGCTGCCCGGTCACCGGAGAGGTGACAACGTACACCGACTATTCGGATGACTACCCATCGCTGGCTGAAGGCCTGCAGCGCCTCAAAGAGGCTGACAGGGTAGTCGCCCACAATCTCATCGGGTTTGATTTCTGGGCACTTAGAAAGCTACACCCGGACGTGATCACCCTGCAGCAGTGCTGGGACTCATTAATCGTCGCGCAGCTGCTAGACCCTGAGCGTCGATCACATGCTATCAAGTCCTACGGCGCAGAGTTTGGAGCACCGAAAGGTGACTTCAAAAATTTCATGATGGAACCAGAGCCAGACAAAACACGGGCCGAGGTATTTAAAGAGATGTTTGACTATTGCGAAATCGACGTCGAGATCAATATCCGGATCTACAGGGAGCTGCAGCTGCGACTCAAGTCTGATCTGGTGAATGACAAAATCGACTGGCGTCAGGCGATAGACCTCGAGCACAAGACCGGCTGGTGTCTCGCGCTGCAGAGTTCTCACGGGTTTCGATTGGACCTCGATGCTGCTCGGGATCTCGAGAGCAAACTGCGCGAGGAGTCGATCATGATCGAGCGGGATCTGCAGGACACTTTCCCGCCGAAGTACATCCCGGCCAAAGGTAACTGGGCACACGAGCAGCATCGCTGGGCCAACATTGAAACAACGACACCCAAGGTCGGCAACAAGACCCGGGGGATTGTCGCTGGAGCACCTTACACCAAAATTGCGCTGCAGGTATTCAATGCCGGATCGCGGATGCAGATCGTTTATCGATTAACGAGCAAGTACCAGAAATGGAAACCCAGCAAGTTCACCCCCAGCGGTATGGCTCAGATCGACGAGTCGGTGCTGAAGAACATGCGCGTCCCCGAGGCTACGCCGCTGGCTCGGTATTTCAGGGTGACCAAGCAGCTGTCCCAGCTGTCTGACGGGAAAAATGGATGGCTCAAGCTCGAGAAGGATGGGCGGGTGCATGGTCGGGTCAAATCTTGTGGCTGCCGTACTCACAGGATGTCGCACTTCTACCCGAACATGGCTCAGGTTGACAAAAAGGACATCCGGATGCGTCAGGTCTGGGTCCCGGATCTAGGAGACAAACTGGTCGGCTGCGATGCCTCCGGTCTCGAGCTGCGGATGCTGGCGTCATTTCTCGCTATTTGGGACGGTGGCAGCTATGCCGAGGCAGTCATCCACGGCAACAACGCGGATGGCACCGATGCCCACTCAAGGACCCAGAGACTCGCCGGGCTCTATGACAGAAACAGCGCCAAATCTCTGATCTACGCATACTTGTATGGGGCCGGAAATATGAAGCTCGCCGAGATATTGTCAGACGATGCGAAAAGAGCAGGGCAATCCCCCAAGGCAATCAACCACAAGAACGGGAAGGTCGTCCGGGACAAATTGCTCAAAGGTATCACCGGGCTCGAGAACATCATCGCTGTCAGTCAGGAACGGGACAAACGGCAGAAGTGGCTCAAGGGTCTGGACGGTCGCAAGATAGCAACCAACGGGCAGCACTCAGCTCTCAACACGCTGCTGCAGGGTGCTGGTGCCGTCGTCATGAAACAGGCGCTCGTCGAGTTTCATTTCAACGTCCTGCCTGCTCTCGGGCTGGTCGATGCTGACCACATGCCTGTCGGGTGGAACTACGTCGCTAACGTCCACGATGAGGTCCAGATGACTGCAAAACCGGACATCGCTGAAACCCTCGGCAGCTCATTCTCAAAAGCAATCGAAATGGCGGGAGTCACTCTGAAGCTCAGGTGTCCACTCGCTGGCGAACACATGGTCGGGAACTCATGGGCCGACACACACTAGGAGACAAAAATGGAACCAATCGACAAGGTGGCGCTGCTGGACGCAGACGTCATCAACTATGTTGCGAGCTCATCAGCACAGCGGGATTTTGGTGGTGAGATCTGGACTGACATTAGCTCGGCAATCGCCGAAGCTGAGGAACAGATTGAAAAGGAAATGCGACAGGCTGGCTGCAACTCAGTCATCCTTGTTTATTCACCTAAAAACTCAACCAACTGGCGCAAGCTGGTCATGCCTTCCTACAAGATGAACCGCAAAGCAAAGCCCAAGCCTATTTGCTATGGGGAGCTGCGCACAGCACTCGAGGCACGTTATGACCATATTTCAATCGACTACCTCGAGGGCGACGATTTGTTTCACATGCTCCATCGAAAGATCCCGGAGAGTGTGATCGTTTCAATCGACAAGGACATGTTCACGCTCCCGGACGCTCAATACTTGCGGCCACATGTCATGGCGTGGCCAGAGTACACCACAGAGTCGGAGGCCAATAATTTCTGGCTGTCGCAGGTGCTCATGGGTGACAGCACTGATGGCTACAAGGGACTAATGGGCTGCGGTCCTAAAGGTGCGCACGCCATACTCAAAGAGTTCTGGGTCGGCGAGGATTTTTATTTTCAGGAGGCGTGGGAAGCCGTCGTGGCAGCCTACAAAGCAAAAGGACAAACCAACTACCTCGAGCAGGCTCAAATGGCTCGCATCCTTCGCGAGGACGACTACGACAGCGAAAACAGGCGTATCCGGCTATTTAACCCGGACGAGGAACAATGGTTGGATCTCCCAGAGATCTGATCGGTCACACAAACCCTCCCTATAGAAGGAGGAATCGATTTTACATGTTGCAACCACGTCGATGTCCTAAGTGACTGCAATGGCCCTTAATTCGGAGCCTGTATTCCACAGAGAACCCCGCTACACCTAACCTTCGCCGAATAGGCCAGACTTGCATGGAGTCTGACCGCCTTTCATTAAAGATGCCCGAGACCTCAAAGCCTCGGGCTTTTTTTCAGTCAGAATCTGAGGAGATTACATTGACAAAGATAATTGCATTGACTGGGCCAGCAGGCTCAGGAAAAGACATCACAGCTGCGAAAATAAAGTCTCAAATCGCACATCGCCAGCCCGACGCTATTTTTCGAGATCTATCATTCGCCGATCCAATCAAAGCTGCAGTGGCTTCAATATTAGAGTGCAATGTTTCTGACTTTGAACAACGTCCATTTAAAGAAACAACGCTGCACTGGTCTCATGATCTCGCAGCCAGCCCGCGCCAAATGATGCAGCTGCTCGGCGACGAATGGGGCCGCCAATTAATAGACCCCGAAATCTGGATCAAACTCGCAACCAGAAAGCTGCAAGAGTTCAAACAGTACAATGTCGATTACGTTTTAATCAGTGATCTCAGGTATGACAACGAGCATCAGTGGATTTTAAATAACGGCGGGTCTGTTATCCGTATCAACAGGGATGCTGCAGAGCCCGTCGCAGAGCATTCCTCTGAGGCTGGCCTTTCATGGGCTCCCTGTTACACGCTAGATAACAATGGCAGCCTTGACGATCTATGCCTGAGAACATTGCAGATCGTAAAGATACTGCAGCCTAATGCAGTGCCCCGATCGCTTAACGATGCCACCCCTGCAGAGTGGGACCGGGTGACCCACAGTGCCTAGAGCGGCCCCTGCTGCATGTGCGACCCCTATGTGTGCAGGTATGGCTATCAAGGGCACCAGATGCCCACCCTGTACACAGGAGGCCGTCTCTACCTACACCGTCACAGATGAGCGTGTGCAGCTTAATAAGTTCTATCAAGGCAAGGTGTGGCGCTCAATCAGTAAGGCCTACCGCAGGCGTCACCCTGTGTGTGTGCATTGTATGGCTGCAGGCAGGGCCACCCCTGCTGACATGGTGGATCACATCATCCCGGTGCGTGTGCAGTGGGAGCTTCGGCATGACGCCAAGAACCTACAGGCACTATGCCACCCATGCCACAACGCCAAGACCAAGCGGGACAGGTTGCGCAGGAGCTAATACAAGCCGATCTGAGAGGCTCTCCAACGACTACGCCGATAATCTAGCACATAATATGGCGTCCACTGGAGAGCCTCTCAGGGGCCTCTGGAGGGGAGGGGGGTGGTCCAATACCTGACGCGCCGCGTCTGGACAGCGCACCCCAGCTCGATCTCTTTTAATGTCAATATGTGATCATTTTTTGATCAGCCCACAAATCATGATAAATCATGAAATATTCCAAATTTTCCCCGAGTCCGTCAGGACTTACCCGACAGAGGGCAAATCTGTGAAAACTCCAAACATCAGCCAAAAGGCGGCCAGAGACACCCCTTTGACCTGAGAGCCAGGGAGCTCAGCGCATCGCGCTCCACAGAGTTTGCAACAATCGCGAGTTTGCGGATCTCGCACAGCCATGACCTCCTCACATGGTCCCGGACCGTCTCCCCGGCCAAAACCGCCCTAATTTAGCCACAGCTGAGGAGCATACAATGGCAGGACGTAAACGAAAGCCCGAGGCACTCAAAAAACTCGAGGGAACATTCCGAAAGGACCGGGCGCAGGACACCGTGACCGTTCCGGCAGGAATACCGACCAAACCTGCATGGACTGACCATGATCCAATCGCGTCTGCGCTATATGACCAAGTCGCGACCCACTGCTACAGCATGGGTGTAGGGACCGAGGTTGATGCCATCGGCTTCGCATTACTGTCGGACCAGCTGTCGATGTATCTCCGGCTGCGTGCTGTCGTGAATAGCGAAGGCCTAATGGTACAAAGTGAAGGATCACAGGGTCAGGTAAAAAACAGACCTCACCCGGCAATTGCCCAGATGAACATCAGCTATTCCAACATTGTGAAGATGATGGGCGAATATGGTCTCACCGCATCCGCACGGACGAAAGTGGACGCATCAAAACCGATCGAGATCGATTCCTTTGATTCATTT